GGACCTGGCGGTGGCGGAGCTGGAGCAAGATATAATTCACCTAGTACACCACCAGGCGTAGCCCGATCAGGAACTGCTAATACAGGTGGTGGCGGAGGAGCTGGTGGAGTTCCTAACAGTCCTTGTGCACCTGACTCTAATTTGTGGGGCGGAAATGGTGGTTCAGGAGTAGTTATTGTATCTTTTGCAAACAGCGTCGATGGAAACGACAGAATAACAGGAGGGACTAGAACAACAAGTGGTTGTAATGTAATTCACACATTTAACGCAACCGGCTGTTTTGTTGTTCCATAATGTTATGGCTCATTTCGCAGAAATAGAACAAAAAACTGATCCAACAGGATTTACTACAGATACACATTGGGTTGTAAAAAGAGTCATTGTGGTAGACAATGGTATTTCAACTTCAAATGGTCCTTTAGTAGACAATGATATGCACGTGGATGGAGAGACTTGGTGTAAAACTTGGTTTAAAGGTGGCGAGTGGAAACAAACTTCATACAGTGGTAGATTTAGAGGTAGATTTGCTGGAATAAATTATGTCTATGATCCTATTAATAATGTATTTATAGCTCCTCAACCTGCTGCATCTTGGACATTAAATGATAATTTTATTTGGGAGGCACCTGTGGCTAAACCAACGCCTTATGTTGGTAATAGACCTGATGCTGATGAAGATTATATATTACAACCTCTTTGGGATGAGGATAATCAAAAATGGATGGTTGAGGATTATGAAGTAAATCCTGACTCTGATATTCCAACAATACGTTCTTGGAACCCTGAAACTTCATCTTGGGAAAGTTAAGCTATTTACTTTTATTTTTAAATCTGTAATATCTTAAACAGAAATGAATTATAGAAATAACTACTGGTGCTTTGAAAACGCTCTTCCACATCATTTATGTGATTCAATAATAAGATATGCTTTAACAAAGCCAGATAGAATTGCCTTAACAGGGGGTCTTAGTAATTTTAAAAATATAAGTGAAAGTCAACAAAGAGATTTATTTAAACAAAGAAATTCAAAACTAGTTTGGTTAGATGATTTATGGGTTTATAGAGCCATTATGCCTTTTGTTGAAAAAGCAAATGTTAATGCAGGTTGGAATTTTCAATATGATGTTTCTGAGCATTGTCAATTTACTAAATATGGTGAAGGTCAATTTTATGATTGGCATTGTGATAGTTTTGATGTACCTTACGGAGAAGGAAACAATAAAGCTATACATGAAAAATTTAATGGAAAGATTAGAAAATTGTCTGTAACTGTTTCTTTATCTGATCCTAATAATTATAGAGGAGGTGAATTAGAATTTTCTTTTAGTAAATCACCTGAACAAAGACCATTAACAGAGGAATGCAAAAGTATATTACCTAAAGGCTCTATTGTTGTTTTTCCCTCTTTTATTTATCACAGAGTTAAACCTGTTACTTCAGGGACGAGATACTCTTTAGTTATTTGGAACTGTGGGTACCCTTTTGTATGAGCAAAGATAATTTAACACAGTCTTGGTATTTTGCTTCTCCAATATATTTTATGAACAAACCAGAGTGGGTTTCTGATTTAGATAAATTATCTGATCCATATATTAAATTAGCAAAAGAAAAAAATAAAAATTTTATAGATGAAAGAAATAAGAACTGGGGTGGAGATAAAAAAGATCATGCTCTAGTTCATCATTCTTCAAGTTTAATAGGAAGACCAGGGTTTAAAAAATTTACAGATTATATAGAGGCTACAACGTGGAACTTATTAGATGAGCAAGGTTATGACTTAACTAACTATAAAATTTTCACAACAGAAATGTGGGTTCAAGAATTTGCTGAAGCTGGAGGAGGTCATCATTCTTTACACACACATTATAACGGGCACATATCTGGTTTTTATTTTTTAAAAGCAAGTGAGAAAACATCACTGCCTATTTTTGATGATCCAAGAGCTGGTAAACTTATGAATGATTTACCACAAAAGGATGCAAATAAAATTACTCCAGCTAGCACACAAGTTAATTACACAGTAAGGCCAGGTGATTTAATTGTTTTTAATTCTTACTTACCTCATCAATTTAGAGTAGATGATGCTTATGAACCATTTAGGTTCATACATTTTAATTGTAGAGCAATTCCAATAAATGATGTTTTATCAAAATATGGTGAGGAGAGGACAGACAATAAAAAATACAAGGTAGATTATAACATATGATAAAAACAATAAATAATTTTTTACTCCCAAAATCTTTTCTTATGATAAAAGGATTGTTAGATTCTGCTGAATTTCCTTGGTATTTTAATAAAGCGGTTGTTGGTGAAAAAGACCCACTAAATCATTTTCAATTTACACATACTTTTTATAATAATGGACATGTTTATTCTGATTTTTTTAAAAATTTATCTTTTTTATTAGATGCGATAAAACCAAGTCTTTTAGTTAGAATTAAAGCTAATTTACAACCCATGACTTCTAGTATTATTAAAAATAGAATGCATACCGATGAAGTGTTTGATAATGCAAAAATAACAACAGGTATTTTTTATATCAATACGAATAATGGAAAAACAATTTTTAAAACGGGTGAAGAAATTAAAAGTGAAGAAAATAAATATATAGAGTTTGATTCTAAAAAAATGCACACAGGAACAACGTGCACAGATGAAAAAAATAGGATTGTTTTAAACATTAACTATATAAAATAATGTTGTTTAAAAAAAATAAATATAAAGTAATTAAAAAAGCTATATCACCTGATTTAGCTGCTTTTTGTTATGTTTATTTTTTAAATAAAAGAACCGTAACAAAATTTTTATTTTAAGAAAAATATCTTCATCCTTTTGAAGAAATGTTTGGTGTATGGAATGATGAACAAGTTCCAAACACATATTCTCATTACGCAGATATGGTTATGGAAACTTTATTAGTTTCATTAGTTCCAAGAATGGAAAAAGAAACAGGTCTTAAAGTATCTCCAACTTATTCTTATGCTAGGATTTATAAAAATGGAGATATATTACACAGACACTCAGATAGGTTTAGCTGCGAGATATCTACAACTTTAAATCTTGGTGGTGATCCTTGGCCAATATATTTAGAACCCTCTGGTAAAAAAGGTATGGCAGGTATAAAAATAAATTTAGATCCAGGTGATATGCTTATTTACAGAGGATGTGAGTTAGAGCATTGGAGAGAGGCTTTTGAAGGACAACATTGTGGTCAAGTATTTTTACATTACAATAATCAAAAAAGTAAAGATGCAGATAAGAATAAATATGATGGTAGACCTATGATAGGTCTTCCTAGTTATTTTGCAAAGAAAAAATAAAGTGATAGTAACCAGTGTTAATAATAATAAATTTTATAGAGAATTTAATATTTGTAAAGCAGAGGATTTAAAAAATATTAAACAAGCTATAGATTTACAGTTTGCAAAAGATTATGTAGTTTGGAATAAAAGCTTTCCTTTATTTCAAACACCTAGTGATTTAGATGAAAAATTAAAAGATGTTTCATCTTTTAATAAATTAAAAAATAAAATTATAAAATTAGTAAAAAATATAGATAAAAATCTTAAGCTTGTTAAATGCTGGTGTAATCTTACAACGGAAGATAGTAAATATACTTTTCATTCCCATGACACAAAATTAACTTGCGTATACTATCTACAATCTAATCAAGATTGTTATGGCACTCGTTTAGAAAATGAAAAAATAATTTTTCCTTCAATAGAAAATTCTATTTTAATGTTTGATGGCTCTATATCACATTCTGTAGAGTATATGCCAAACAAAGTTTTTGATAGTATAGACTCTCACAGATATTCCATAGTTTTTGATTTTATTTAAAAAGGATAACATTTGATAATAATTGATAATTTTTTAGAAAAAGATTTAATTAAATTCTTAAATAAAATTTGTGTTTATGAAACACCTCATTTTTATGGGCATAAGTCTCATGAAGAATCCAACCCTTTTTATAATTCTGGTGTTAATCTAGAAGATAATTTAATTAGGTTTATTTGTGAAAAATTAAAAGAACGATTTAAATTTAAATCAATATTAAGAGCGTATATTAATGTTCAATTTAAAGATATGGATGGAGACTGGCACGATGACGATGGCACTAATACTATTCTTCTCATGGTAACAAAAACACTATCTAAAAACTCAGGATGTTTTGAAATAAAAAAAGATAATAAAATAAAAAAAGTTAATTTTGTTCAAAATAGGTTGATATTTTTTGATGCTAGACTAAAACACAGAGGCCTAGCTCCAAAAGAGCCAAATACTCCCAGAGTAACTTTTGCTTTAAAAACGGTATAAAAACTAGTATAGTAGTATAATGTTACAAAAACTAAACTTTTTACCTGGATTCAATAAACAACTAACACCTACACAAGATGAAGGTCAATGGGTTGATGGTGATAATGTTAGATTTAGATATAACACACCTGAAAAAATAGGTGGCTGGTTACAATTAGGGCCTGATGAAATAACAGGCGCT